TCTCCAAATAAAGCCAAACCAATAGGATGTAATAATTTTTTTACAGCATCACGATATAAATTAATACTTTGTCCTACTTTTACAACATATGAAAAATCTTGATAGTAAAGAGAATCTTGAATACGTTTAGAACTTTCAGATATTTGTCCGTCTGAAGAACTAAATCCACCAATTTGAGAAGTGACTGCATTCACTCTTACTCGAATATTTGGATTTGAAATAGAACAAATAGTTGCAGTTGTATTAGAAGTTAAACCTCTAATTCTCATGTTGTGTTGAAATTTTCCTGAGTCTTCTCTTACAAATATATCAGCATCTTCATCTAATATATAACCACTCTCATCTTCTTTTAAAAATCCATTAAAAGATGTTCCTTCTTTTAATTTAATTAAATGTGTATCATTATCTATTTTTTCTAATATTGCTTGAGCAACTTGTTGTTTTTCATTTAAAAATTTATCACCATTTTCTAATATTAAATTATCATCAGTATTTCTTTCTAAACGAATTGATTGTGGCAAACTTGTAATAGTCTCACCTGTTAAAAAATTTCCTGATGGATTTTTAATAACTACTGAAAGTGGTACAAAAAAATAAGGAGGATTTATATAATCAAATCCACTTTCAGAAGTGACAATATTTGTTATTCTACCAATACTATTTGATGCTGCTAATATTTTACCATTCGCTCTTCCAGCTCCAGTTGGTAAAGAACATATAGGTAGTTTATTATAAAAAGCACCACCTGAAAGTAAAGTTGCTTTCTTAATTGCACCTGAATTTGAAGATTCAATATCAATATCTCCTAATTCTTCTGAAAGTAATTTTCCTGAATCGTCTTCTAGTAAAAAAGAATCTCTATCTACTTCTGAAACAAATCCTGTTGCAGATAATGATGGTGATAATTCAGGTCCTCCAGTTCCTGTATTGTTAAAACTAATTACATCTCCTATTTGATAGCCAGTACCACCTGCTGCTACAATTAATTCAGAAATAGATCCAGGAGAAACTGCTCCCACTTCTGAACGAGCAAGGACTCCTGTTGGTGAAGAAAAATATACTAAGTCACCAATATTATTATAAGTTCCACCTTGATTATTAATAATTGAAAATTCTTGAATAATCGGTAATACAGTGCAAACTATTGGACTGTTATTAATAAAAGATGTTCCAGTAATAGTATATGTTTGAGTATCATTTGTTTGTTTAAAATTTCCTATGATACTATCTTTACTTAATGTTAATTCAGCTATGTCTTGTGACAAATATCGAAAAAGAATTACGTTCTCTACTCGAGCTGTTGCTCTTTCTATATCACCATTTGGAAATACTCTTGTTTGAGTAATTAATTGTCCCAATAAATTACGAGCGTCGCCAGTGGTAGAAATAACACGAAGTAGTTGTCTTTCGCTCCATTTACCATCTGATACACGAAGCATATCAACTTTAGGAAAATATACTTCAGCATCTTCGTTAAATAATATACGAAAAAGAAATTTATATGAAGCTTCTGTTCCTTTTGATAAGTATAAATCTTTAATATGTTTTGCTAAGAATCTTTTATCTGATATAACTTCTCTCGGAATACTTTGTAATACTTCTCTTGAAAAATATTCAACAAACATATTGACTGTGTTGTCAATATCTCTTATATCTTCTAAATGTTGCTGTGGATAAAAGTTTTCAAGCCACTCATAGTATGCTTTTAAAAAGTCAATAAATTTTTGATTGTCATCCCTTACAAATTCAGGGACTTGTTTGCTAACTACTATTGATGCTGTTGCTTTTACTGAAGCTGGCATAGTTTTTATCTACTAGTTGAGAATATAAAATCTTTTCCTGATACACTTTCACCAGAAGCGATTTTGTCAGATATAATATTTACTTCTATATCTTGTTCTCTTATAAATGCTAATTGATTTCTAACAGATATTACATCATAAGAAGCAGGCTCTACTCTAAAAGTTATTTTACCATCACTATCACCTTGTGTTATAGTAATACTATCGATTGATATTTTACCAGTTGAATAATTCACTGTACCAATATATGATGGTGTATAAATTTTAACGTTTGCAGCAGTAAGATAAAACAATCTTAAATTACCGATTGCATTGTCTTCAATATAATACGTATCTGCACTTCCTGCTATTTTAAATCCTGATGACGAAACAGAAATAGAAGCATTTTGTGTTGAAGTTGGTCTATAAATTGGATTATTTAATGAAAATGTATATTTTGTATTTGTATTAAATTGTGGTGTTAAAAGATACTTTAATTGAATTTTAGTAATGTTTGATACAATGCTACTTTCACTAGTATCAATTAAAATTGATAATGCTGATTCACGAAATACTGCATCAAATTTATTTAAATTATTTGTGTTATAGTTTTTAATTGCATCAATCACGATACTTTTTATGGTATCAGCACTACGAGTTGTTGTTTTAGGGTTGTAATATACATTTGAATTTATTGATATGTATAATATTTCAGGATCTACTATTTCAGGAATAATACTCACTAAACTTTTTCCTTTTATGATATCTTTGATTATAATTTGTTTTGTACTTTGTGTAAGAGTATTTCCTGTTTTTGGTTTAATACAAATATATGCTTTTCCATAAATTGGTGGATCATTTTCTTCTCCTCCCCAAACAGAAATAGCATCTACGTTATTATAAAATTTAGGAATAAGTGTTTTATAATCATCTGCAGTCACAGCACGATTTTGAGCTGTAAAATTTTTAGGAGCATTGTATTTTATACTGTCTATAGATTCAGGCACAGAACCACCTGCTGCGATTGATTTAGTCGCAATTGATACATTGGCTGTATTTGTAAATGCATTTCCTGTGTATGTGAAAGTAGATGTACCATTTGGCTCTGATTCACTACAAACAAAATAATCTATAAGAATATTTGCACCATTTGCTGGAGCAAATCCTAATAAACCATCACCAAAAGAAATAACATAATTACCATCATCATTTTCTTTTAAAAAATAAACACGTGACGATGGAGTTAATGTGGCAAAATTATCAGCAAGAGTATATACTGTGTTTGCTGCTGATCCTGCTACTTCTTGAACGTTCACTTTAATCGTTGAAGTATCTACTTTAAGATTTGGAATTACATAAATTCCATTTGTGACCATTGAATATGTTTTCTGTAATAATCTTCCTTCAATTATAGGAACATTTAAAAATGAATATGTATTTGTGACTGAACGAGAAACAGTAATTGTGCTATCAGTTGAAAAATTAAAATTACTTCCACTAAAATTTGAACTGAATGAAGTTCCTGATGGTATAGTAAGTGTGGTTGGGTTTCCTGATACATTAGAAATTATTATATCAACAAGTGCTCTTGAAGCAATACTTGATGTTGGAGTATATCCTAATGATTTAGCAAGACTTACAACTGATGAACGTTTAACAGCACTATCTAAAAACATTTCATTAACACTTAAATTATAATACAAAGCATTATAGTGTGTGTTATAAGCAAGTACATCTAATAGAATCGAAAGACCAGATCCTTCAAAATTATAATCGCTAAATGCGTTTTGTGCTTTTAAATATGTTTTTATATTCTTTTTTATTTCATCAAAATCTAATTCAGTGACTTTAATGTTTCTACTTGTTTCTGCCATTATCGTGTTCTTTCAAGTGTTAAAGTTAATTCTATTGGTGTAGCTGTATTAATGATTTTAAATATAATACGAATATCTACGTAATTTTCATCAGGTCGAACATTAACAAAAACGTCAACTAGTTGTACTCTTGGTTCGTAATTTCTTATTACATCTACTATACTTCTTTTAATAATTGAAACAGACATTTCAGTGACTGGTTCAAATAATAAACCACGAACTTGACTACCAATTTCGCTATGGAATGGTCTTTCAAAATTTTTAGTAAGTATTAAATTTCGAACACTTTGTTTAATTGCTTGTTCATCATATTTTATAGCTACATCCTTATTGACTGGATGTGCTGTAAAATTAAGATCTAGATCAGTAAATGTTCTTGTATTTGTAGGCATATTATATTTAGTTATCCTATATTAACTTTTGGTGAACAAAGTGGTCCGACAGAATCGCCACAGGCTATTGGGTCTCCTAATCTAACAGCTTTTTTTCCTTCTATAAAAACTTTATTTGAACCTAATACTACTCTTCTAGATGACCCACTGTGTACTATTATGCCACATATATGTGAAATATAGATTGTATAATTGACTAGAGGAACTGCTAATCCATTTATAGTTGTTTTCAAACTAAATGGTCCTGCAGGCAATCTTGCTGGCCAACAACCATGCCCTGATGATAAAGTAGTTGCTAGTGCTGCTAATGGCATATTTATTTAACCTCTGATATTAAAGATAAACCATCCGATACTTTTAAATGATCTCTCATAGTAAATGTTTCAAATCTATTTCCTGTATATTTCCATGAACAATGCAACCAAACTGATTTTTTACCTGCATATGATAATACTATACGATCAAATCCATAAGGTAAAGATAAAGCTAAGTCTATTGCTGCTTGATAATGTTGAGCACGATTCCAACTTGAAAATATAATATCAACAGCTTCACCTGTATAATGTTGAGATACTTCAGGAGATCCTGCTTGAATTTGATTGTTTCTATATCCATTTACAATTAAAACGTTTTTAAATAAATCTTTCATTGGCTCAATAAGATATGTTGCCATTCCTTTTAAATTACAAACTATTTGTTTTGGTTCTATTCCCATTTGTGATATGATAGGAATACCACCATTTCGATTTAATGCTCCTAATTGAATACGAGCAGATAATTGTAAGTTTGGCTCATAATTAGTTAAACCATAAATGTATTCACATTTTTGTTCTGCTGTCTCAATTTCTGATTTAACTGTTGGTATAGTTTTAACAGAAACAACACCCAAATCTAAATTCTTACGAATATATAACCCACGTTGTATTTGTCGTTCACGATGAGATTGAGCATCTCCTTCATCAGGAACTTCATAAACAAAATATTCTCTTGCTGAACGTGAATTGATTTGCAATTCAGGTATAACAGGCATTTGTGTGTCAATAATTTCATTCGTAGTAAGTGCTAATCCTGAAGGAGTAAATCCATTTCCAATATCAACTTTACTTCCATCTAGTTCTAAAACTTGTGCTGCACCTAATGTAGCCATTCCTTTAGACTCCATACGTATTTGTGAAGCAACTAATCTAAATTCACCACCAACATTTAAATTCATATCACCAGCAACTGTGACTTTACAATCATTATTAATCACAACTTCTCCTGGACCATCTATTCTTATTTTTGCTCCAGCTTTAAGTACAGCATTTAATTCACCATAAACTGTTAAATTTTTAGTACCACCAACTAATTCATAAGTATTTCTTTCACTTAATTGATAACGATCACCTACTACACGATCAGTTAATGTACCATTATGATCCCACTCCATCCAACTTCCACGTTTATGAAATATATTAATTCTTTCAGCATTTGGTGTGTCATCTAATTCGAATACATGACCCCTTTCAGTTTCAACAACTTTATTAAATGGATATTCTGCATTATATGGAATTTCAGATTGATCCCAAGTATCATAATTAAATCTTTCAATGCCCAATGCTCTTGCTGATTCTTTTACATATACTGAAGTTTTATCTATATTCTCGTGACGTGCTAATCTAGATGTATCTGGTTCATTTACATATTCTAAATATCCTGAATTGACACCGAAAGATCCTGCTGCTCTATTTGAAACCAGTCCAGCATTACCAAATTCACCATTATCAGAAATTGGTTTTACATAAGCAGTATTTTCATCAAACAACGTTCCTCCGAGATTAGGATAACCAACTGAAGTAAATTTACTTGCTGCAGCTGATCTTCTTGCTTTTTTTGTTGATGACTTACCACCAAATAATGAACCACCTTTTCCACCCAAGTTAAATCCACCAAATCCTCCCAGTAAGTTTGTCAAATTACCTGAAGTTATATTTGCTACAGCAGAAGAGATATTTCCACTTACACCACCTAATACATTTGTGACTGTAGCACCAATATCTGTTGTGTTTAAAACATTTGATATGTTTGAAATTCCAGTTGAACTATTTAAAATGTTTCCAATACCTGAATTTGATAACACATTTGATACATTTGCAAAAGTACCATCTGCTATATTAGTTAAATTCGAAGTTATTGCTTCAGCAGTTCCTCCTAAATTATTTAAAAGATTTCCTGATATATTTTGAACTGATCCAACAATAGTTCCTGATAAATCTGTTCCTGCTGTTAAATTTGAAAATAATTCTTTTGATGTTGTAATAGAAGAATCTAAAGATGCTGATGTGACACCACCCAATATATTGTCAAAACTTTTTTCGCTCGTTATTCCTTGAATGGCACCTGCTGCTCCTTGATAATCTAGTGAATTAATTAATTTAGGAATTGAAGAATTAGAAAAATTTTCTATACCAATATCTGATGCTACACTTAGTAAAGAATCAAACATTTCTTGATTTACTGGTGCTCTTACAACACTTGTAAGTTTATCAGCAACATCTGTTTGTAAATAGTTTTTAAATTCTTTTTCAGCAGTTTCTTTATCTATACTTCCTGGATAAGAAGTTGTGACTGGTTTTCCTTGATATGTATCTTGCCCATATCCAATTACAGTTTTAATTACTTTACCAGATGCGTCTGTAATTGGAACAGCAACATCAGTATATGAAGTGTTTTTTATAATTTCTTTTACACTATCATCTGTCACAGAAAAAGTAGAAAGGGGTCTTGCTTTTTCTATTTCTAAATCTCCTTTTAATAGAGCTTTAGAATCTTCAGATACTTGTGCTGATGTCGCAACGTCAGCACCACTGCTTGTTGCAACAGCATTAATAATATTTACATTTGAATCTATTTGTCCTGAAACAAGTTTTGAAACACCATCAGAACCAATCTTTACTGCTGTGTTTATGTTTGCTTTTCTATCAGATGGTTTAAGAACTAAAGAATTATTTTGATTTTGAGGAACACCTGCAAGTGTACCAAGTATCACTGGGGTTTGATCATCTTTATCAGTAAATGTGACAAGAACTATACTTCCTAAAACTATTCCTGTTGGTGATACACCTATACCAGCACTTGCTGCAGAATTGACTGGTGATATAGGCATAGCCCATGGTAAATCTATTGTAGGAAGTATTGCAGGGTTTTCATCATGAACACCCATTACTCTTACTTGACATCTACCAAGTTTTAAAGGATCATTTCTGTTTTCAACTTTACCAATAAATATTTTCATTATGCTAATTCCCCAATACCTTGTGATAAACTATCTTTAATTAATTCTAAAGTACAAGTGTGTTTATTTCCAGCCACATTATGTTTAACTGCCGATATTAAATATTTTCCAGTGTATGTTGGATCTACTAAATCATTTGACTTATCATTAACAGTTTCTATTCTAAATGTTTTTAATGAAATAACTTTACCAACTGTATAATCTGTTCTTCCGAGTGTTTCAACTCTTAATTTGAATCCTTGTGTATTTGCGAGTGCTGATAATCTAAAAAGGAATTTATCACTATTTGAAACATCATCAAATCCATTATGCATAGCTGTATGTTTTATTTTATTATATACCAAACTATCAGGAGCAGAAACAATCTCTGTACTATTTAATGGAAATTTATTTAAATGTGGTATTTTATCAAATTCTTCTTGATATGAAAAATATTGTCTTTTAAATCTTTTTGTCACCATATCATAACTCGTAAGATTAGAAGTGAACATACCTTTCGAAAGTCTATCTATAAAATCAAATCCACTTGGCATAGATAATGTAATAATACGTTTATAATCTTGTTCAACGTCACGTATAGTATCACCTACATTAGTTGTTGTTCTTTCATAGTTATCAAATATAAAATCTTGAATTGGTGATCCTTGATATAAAGTATGAAGCGAAACAAAATTAAATCCATCTCTATTTTCAAAAAACAAATAAGATGATATTCCATCTCTATTCACACTCTTCTCAGCTACATAATTAATCGCTTTAACAGGAGACCAATTATTACAAACAAATTTTATACCATTAATTGTATCTTCTATATTAATTGGCTTTTCTGTTTGAACACCAGATTTATCTTTAGCGATTAAACGAAATGCTATGTCAGAACAAAAACCAGACCAAGCATTATTCAAACGAATATTTAAATCATTTACAGCATCTATTGAAATAAAATGTAAAGTATATCCTGATAACTTATCTTTTATTGCTACTTTTTCAGAACACTTAAATACATAAAATCTTCCTTTAATTCTTTTTTCAAATCCAGGAGTGGTTATATCCAAAATTAAAAACTCTTCTCCAATTAATGGAAGATTATTAATTAGATCAAATGATTCTGAAATTGTAATAGTTCCTGTGATGAAAGGAGAGAATAAATC